ACGCAAGAAGCCCTGCTGCCCTTCGCCCTCTACCTGCTGAACGAGGTGATGCCATGCAACAGCTGATCGACACCCTGACCATGAGCAGCCGGGAGATTGCTGAGTTGTGCGAAAAAGAGCACAAGAACGTAATCCGCGACATTCGCTCCATGCTGCATGAGCTAGCTGATGGCTCAGATTTGAGCCATGTTCAAGAGTCCAAGGATGGCAGGGGTTATACGGCCTCCATCAGCCTCCCCAAAGACCTGACCCTGACGCTGGTGGCCGGCTACAACGTGAAGCTGCGCAAGCGCATCATCGACAGATGGCTGGAACTGGAAGACGCCGCACGCAAGCCGCCGGCTATGCCACCCCTGCCCGACGCCGACATGCTGAACGCCCTGCTGGTGATGTACCTGCAGCGCGTGCTGCAAAACGGCGCGGGGTTGGCCGCAATGCCGCAGCTGACACCCAGCACCATCAGCGCAGACAAGCTGGCCCACAACGTCATCGAGCACCGCGAAGGCGAGCGCCTGCATGGCGTGCGCCGCCACGTCACGCTATCGCCCGAGCAATGGGAAACCATCCTCGACACCGTGGAGCGCGGCGAAGAAACCGCGGCCCAGCTGGCGCGGGAGTACGGCATTGCCGGCTCCACCATCTCGCGGCGGCTGTCCATGCGACGGCAGGCAAGGCTGGGCCCGCCACCCGCACGGCCCAAGCCGGAAGTAATCGCAACAGACAACGGCGGCGGCTTCTCCATCACGGCGGCAGCTAAGTCACTGGCGGTATCGCCCAAGACGCTATTCCGCTGGCTGGCGGATAACCGTTGGATTTACCGGCGCTCGCACGGCTCGCCTTGGAGTAGCTACCAGGACAAGCTGGACAGCGGCCTGATGCGACACCGGCAGTTTGACATCGTGCATGGCGATGGCCGCACCGCCAGCGCCGACCAAGTTCTGGTCACACCGAAAGGCATGGCCAGGCTGGTGAAGGACATGGTAGTCCGGTAGCAAAAAGCCCGCGAAAGCGGGCTTATCTTATGGCGCGGCCGGTGAGTATCGACTAATCACACCCTCTTCATGCCAAGCCAAGCCCCAATGGCCAGCATTGAAATCTCCAGAACCCCCACAACTAGTTCAAAAGTTGATATGCCAAGCTTGTCTGCCATAGGGATGATAACAAAACAACACCATCAAAACGACGGAAACGATTCTCCCACCACTCAATAGTTAGGTACCCAGCTGCCAGCGGTGCCACCAAGCTTCTAGCAGCCTGATCCAGAAAATCAGAGCTCTGCAATGCATTCAAAAGGCGAAATCCTATTCTGATAAGCATCAGCACTATCAGAGTGGCTACAAGGAAGCCGACTGCACAAAGGCAGTGCTTAAACAGACTTGGCTTTCGCTCATCACTCATGACGCTAATCATACAAATCCTTAAGAGATTGCTGCCTCAGTAACAGCTATGCCGATGGTGTGCGATACCCGCCACGGACCATCACCTAGTAACAAGTCATCGTATTGCCTATGAAACTGCATGTTGTCTGCTTGGGCGGAGTGTAAGCCGGATAAACCGGAGCACGAACCGGATAGGCTGGAGCAGATGGGGCAGATTGCTTGATGGCATCCGCCTGCTGCTTGGCGTTAACGAGCGATACGATTTCAGGCGAGAAGCAATCAACTCCACGCTCTTTTGCCGCCCTCAGCACCTCAGGATAAACATTGCCATCCACAAGTATCCCGTAGCATAAGTTCACGACAGATCGGCTCATGGCGGCGTTGTACCGATTCTCTGAACGCTCCTCGGGCGTCATGAACACCGCACAGCCTGACAGGCTTATGCAGGCAGATACCATTACAACCCTTGTGAATAGATTAACCATCGCCGCGCACCCCATTTGCATTTATGAACAAAAGTTATCACAAAAGCATAGCGCAAAAAAGCCCGCTCCTGCGGGCTTTCTCGTCACTTGTGGCTACTTGGCCAAATTGGCGGCAGGCCTGCTGCTGCGCCTGATGGCCTGGTGGCAACGTCCTTTCCCGCAAGGGGGGCTGTCGCCTCCTGAAGCCGCTTAACATACTCAACAGCACGCCGCGTCTGCTCAGACTCAGGCAGCTCAGCAAAGGCAGGATCATTTCGCAGCCGATCAGAAATGTACTGCTTGGCCAGGTCCTGGGGATTCGGCGCTTGGCGCACATCATCACCGCCACGACCTTCAACAATGCCGGCAATGTACTTGTCCAGCTCGGCACGCGGCACGCCGCTTTTTTCCAGCCACTCGAAAACGCGCTGCTTATCCGTCGGCTTGCTCATGTCCAGGTTGTTCTGCTGGATCATCTTGGCGATATCCTGCTGGTACTTCAGCTTGTCGCGCGCAACGTCATACTTGAAGTCCAGCCCTTTAAGCGCCAGCTGCCGGCGAGTTTCCTCTTTGGCTTTTGTTACCGTCGCAAGGTTGGCCGCCTTCGCGCTCTCCTGGGTGTCAAAGCGAGCAACCATCTTGGCCGGGTCCATGTACGCGAACATACCCATTTCGCCCATCAGCCGCGACTCGTCCAGCTCGTAGTCCTCGGCGGTGCCTTTGGCCGTGTTCTGCAAGCGCATCTTGTAGCCGCCCTTGCCGTCCGCCATCACCGTTGCGTTGGTGTCCTCGCCAGACAGCTCCTGTAACTGCTCCATGAACCTGGCCGCGCCGTCGTAGTTGCCGGCAGCATGCGCCTTCACCATGTTGGCGTACAGCTTGCTGTGCTGCTGCCCGGTTTCGCTGGATACGTAGCCTTCCAGCCGGTCGGCAAGCCCGGCATTACCAGAGTCGCGGAGCTTCTTCACCTGATCCGGTAGGAATTTTGTCAGGTACAGGGCTTCGACATTGGCGCCGCCGTCCACGTCTGCGCGGCGCTTCTTCTCGGTTTGCGGCACCTCAACCATGGCTGCCGGCCCCTCTTCCTGCCGGAAGCGACGGGCTGTTTGGCGATCGTAAACCGCATCCGGCTTGGCCAGCTGGACGCGCCCAGTGTCCTGCTCGATGAGTTGATTGTCGAGCGCCAGCCCTTCTGCAGCAGCTGCGCGACGTGCCGCCCCCATGGCTGCGCCAAGGCGCATTTCGTTGTAGGCATCGCCCACCCGGCTGCCGAGTTTGTCAGCGCCGCCAAATGCGGCGAAAAAACCATTCAGTGCATTGATCGACATGGTTACCACCCCGCCCAGGTACTAATTGCATTGCCAGCCTTGGATAGCAGGCCAGAATCTTTTGCCAGGCTCAGACCGAAGTTAAGCGCACCGCCCCATGCCGCCCCTTTTGCAGCATCCGCCTGGGCATCAAGCTGCTTATTGCCTTGGGCAACACCATTCTCGATGCTGTACTTGCGCAGCGCCAGGTCAGCCGCATTCAGGCTTTGCTGCCGGTTGTTGAGCTCGGCACGCTCGGCGGTACCGAGAACGTTCGTGTCCAGCTGCAGGCCAAGCGCGGCGCCACGGTATGCCTGCCCAGCTGCATTGTTCGCCCGGCCCAGCGCCGCTTCTTCAGCAGCAGTGCGGCCATTGTTTGCCGCGGCCACTTCAGCAAGCGCACCTTGCGCCGCATCGGCATTTGTCGATTGGAAACGGCCAGATGCGGGGCTGATACCCATGCGGGCCATGCCGCGCTGGTTGGCTGCCCGCTGCTGCTCCATGCTCGCCCGTGCGGCCAACCCTGCATCCGATGCCGCCTTTTCGATACTGCCATCTTGCAGGCCAGCCAGTGCTTTGCCTGTCATCGCATCCGACAGGGCTGCTGCGTTGCCGGTCTGGCCCGCCAGCTGGGTGCCGGCCGCCGCCTGGCGGTTCAGCACCTGGCCGGCCTGACCGTAATCTTTGAAGAAGCCGGCAAAGCCCTGCGGCGACGCTGACGAATAGGCTTTGGCCTCGTCCGACTGTGCAATCTCGCCAAGAATTTCAGTGAGCCCACGCCCTGCCCCCAGCTGCTGGCCATAGAAATCAAGGCCGGCCTGGTCGGCATCGCGGCGCAGAATTGTGCGGTAACCCGCTTTCAGATCATCAAGTGCGGCCATTATGCCCCCCACCGTTGTACGTAGCTGAAGAAGTCATCACCTACGGAACTTGGCTCCTGCCGCTTAGGAACCGGCGCCGATGCTACGGACGTTCCTGCGCCGGTATTGAAGTTACTGCCATCGCCCTTTTCTGCATCTGGCGCGGCCGCCCCTACGCCCTGGCCACTGCCGATTTTTGCACCCAGGTGCTTGCCGCCCAGCCCGCCCAGTGCCAGGCCTGCCAGTGCGCCATATGGGCCAAATGCCGAGCCAGGTAGCTATCAGCAACAGACGACGCCAGGCCAAGCGCAGGGTTGGCCGCAAATGCCAGTCCGGTTGCCGCCCCTACGGCAGCCCGGCTAATCGGGCCGGTAACTGCGGCATCCAGCGGCCCAAGAAGTCCTGCACGTTCGCGGTAACCAATTCCATCATTGAACAAGGCTTCGCTCGTGTCTGTATCGCTGAATCCAGCGCCTGCCATCATCCCCGCTACATCGCGGGAAGAATCGAGGCCGAATGCCTCCCTTATGCCAATGGTGCCATCGCCATCCGCGTCTTGCGGTGCGTCACCGTACTCGGCCCTTGAGTGCGTGGCAGACTCCTTCTCTGCCCTGTCGAGTGCGTCGCCGGGATCTTCGCCATCCTCGCCATCACCAGATCCGCCGCTACCGGCGCCGCCCTCATCGTCCACAGCAAAGAACGCATGGCCAAGCAGCTTTCTGCGCAGTTCAAACATGCCACATCTCCCTTGGCGCTCCTGCGCAGTTAATCAATGGTCCAGATCACGCCGGACACCCGCATCACCGTGTAGTTGGCCGCAAAGCCGCGCACCTGGACAACGATTTCAGACGGCTGTGTTCTGACGCCGGACGCACCTACCACAGTGCAGCTCATGTTCCACTGCCCTGTTTGAACGGCGTATGCCACTTCCTCGCCATCGATGATGATGCGTACGTCCATATCTTGAATGCCGGCAACATTTGCCCGTGCATAAACGCAAAAGTTTGCCGCGACCTTGTGCTGCCCGCCACGACGCGGGGGCGGCATATAGACCTTGTAGACCGTTTTCCAGCTGTTGTTGTCGCCGGCATTGCTGACATGGGTAACGCCAGGGTCAACTGGTGATATTCCATACATCTGGTGAAGCTCACCGGTCAGATTGCCAGTTCGCACCTTGAGCGTATTGAACTCGGCGTCGCCGCTATTGGTGATTCGCCACCCTGCCGCGCCAGCGGAATAGTTGCTGCTTTGGAAGGTGCCGCGTGCGAACAGGTTGTTGAAATACGCAGTGCCGTCGCGGTTGATTAACCATCCTGTGGTCGAGCTGTAGTTGTTGGACTGGATGATGTTTGCAATTTTAGCGCTGTCGATGGCGGCGTCGGCAATCTTGCCGCGGGTAATGGCCGCATCAGCAATACGAGCATCATCGATAGCGCCAAGACCAATTTGCGCCCGCTTGATCGTGCCGTTGGCAATGAACGCGTCACGGAGGTACACGCCAGGCGGAATAACGCTACCGTCCGCCCCTGTCGTCTGCGTGGTCTGCACGATAAACGGCATGGTTGGCGCCACACCCGGGCCGGCCGGCGATGCGATGTAGAAGCGGTCTGCACGCACCGCGAAGCTGCTGTAAGGCACGCCATTGGCCGGCTCGCTGGCTAGCCCAAATCCGCTGACGTAGCCATTGCTGTCGATCTTTACCGTGTACTGAGCCCGGAGCCCATTGATCTGCGAGGCTTGCTCTATGACAGCCTCGCTGCTGCCACTAATGCGGGTTGCCAAATCACGGTGCAATTGCGACTCGGCAATCTGCCCTTCCAGCACCTTCAGCGCATACTCAGGATCGAGCGCAGTCTTCGCCCGCAGGCCGGCAGTATCGTGATACGGGCCGGTCACATTTGAAAGGCTGACAAATCGCACCCAGTACCAGTAGGTCTTGTTGTTACCCACGGGGTCAGAAAACACGCTGCCCGGCGTCTGGCCGATAACTTTGGCCGCTGTCAGATCGTCAGCTTCCGCGCGCCAGATTTCTGCATGGCTATGGTTGCCATAGCGTGGTACGTCCCAATCCAGCGTAATGACGGCAAATCCGCCGGCGGCGCGGACATTGGTTGGCTTCGGCGGCACTGTACTGTCGATGAAGTCGTCAAGAGCAGGCGGCAGTGGCAGGCTGTCGTTTGGCTCAGAGAAAATGCCGGCGCCGGTCTCGCGCGCATGCGCCAATGCCAGCTCCCAGTTCATTTTCAACGCACTCAGTACGCGCGCGATGTTTTGCGGGATTGAGCTATCTATGTGCGGCACGCCGGCCACTTTTCGGAGTTTGTCATCAGCCACGGCGCAGCTCCGCCATGCTGGTGGCGATGTTGACCTCGCTCACCCGGCCTGAAGATTTCAGCTCCAATTCGTATGTTTCTGCCCTTCCTGCCGGCAGGCGGAACGGCGCCGGGCCAGTGATGGTGCGCGCAAAAGTCTGCCTGCCATCTGCGTATATAGTGACTTGCGTTGTATCACCACGGCCCTGCATTACCTGAGCTGCCGACGCGGCAAGGCCATCGCCAAACGTGAGCAGCTTGCTTTTCCAGGTCCACGCCAGCCCGGGGCCGTCCAATGCGACAATGCTACCGCTGGCGCCAATCAGGTAGAGCCGGTCGGTGATCGGGTCAACGTAACCACCGTCGGCCCATACATCCAGCTCGACAACGCCGCGGCTACCGGCAAGGTCAAACAGCAGCGCGCCCTTCCGCGATTGCGTACTGAAGAAAACATACAGAGCCCCATCACTCCACGCACACCACATCGACGGCGGGTTGTATTGCTGCCATTCGGCCTTGCCCATGATGCCCTCAGTCACCATGCGCGAACCGCCAATGCCGATGTAAACGAGGCCGTCAGGTGCTGCGTATACCGCACCGCCACCAACAGAAATGCAGCTGCGCTTGCTAACGCAGGCCTGGGGCAGATCGATCCGCTCCATACTCATCATGGCACTATCGACACCGGTTACCAGGTACGGGCATTCGATGGTCGTCACCACCAGTGACTGGCCGAATGCGGCCATGCCGACCACGGGAGCGGCGGTCGTCAGCGCGTACTTTTCAGGCCAGGCGTACGGCAGATATGGCTCACAGAACAGCACATCATTGCCACGAAAGCCGGCCATGATGCCGTTTTGCATCGCCGTGATACCGATCATGCCGGCCGGTGGTGGAGCAAAGTCCATTGTGGCCAAAGCCTCGCCAAGTGCGGACTCTTGCTTGCTGTCCGCGTAGCTGCCCGCCCCGGCCCCGACCTCAGCAACAAACCGGTAACCACTCGACGTACTCCGGTAGATACGCTTCGCCGTAATAACGGTATTGCCACCAGTCAGCCCCGGCAGGTTTGATAACTGCACTACCTCGCCATCGCCTACCGTTACCGCGTTTGACGGCAACGACGGGCCGGATTCCTCGCCAAGATCAGAAACCAGCGTCACCAGATACACGCGGCTTGACCGCGCCGGGGCTGCCTGGCCAGCGGCCAGTGTCGGCGGTGAAAATGTGGCCAGCGGTTGGCCTGATGGATTGGGGATGCCGAGCGCCCGCCATTGCGCCGGCAATGCACTGCCCGACGTGGCCAGCGCCAGCGTGGTCATCTTGGGGATGCCATCCCCCGTGTAGTAAAGGCGCTCGGTTGGATCGCCCTGCATGCCACCGCGCGCGACATCTACATCGCCGCCCCATGACAGCCAGTACTGCAGCTCGCTGCTTGCCTGGCCCATGCGGAAGATGGTTTTTTTACCCGCCGGCAGCGATGTGACGGTTCGCAGGCCTGGGTGCGGTCGGATATCACCACCGCCAAGCTTACAGTTCCTTGCGATCTGAGCAGCGTTATCAGCAAGGCTTGCCGGATTGATGGCCGGCGCCATGCCGGCATGATTCTGGATGGACAGCTTCACGCGGATACCCTCGCGACGCCATCCTGGCTAGATTTATTGACTCATGCTGGTGCTGTAAGGTTGGCTGCAAAATCTTGCGGTCCAAATGTCTGCACAGCATGGTAGTAGATAGAAGCCCGTATTCTACTGAATCCTGCCTCAAGAAGCATATGGCGAAAAATCGCACTCACCTCATCCCGACGCAGCGGAATGTCGCGACTGAACTGGCAGAACGCATCGTGAACGCACGAAGCATAGAAAGCCTGCGGCCGCCCGTCGTCCATCAGCAGCCCGTCCGGAGTGCCAAACCACCAGCCGGTGCCGGGCATGCGCCACGCTGGGCTGCAGCCGTCCCAGGCGTAACCCGATGCAATTTCCAGCCAGCCGCCCGGGTCAATCGTCAGCCACTCGTTTTTGAACGTGCGACCTCGCAAAACGTCAGCGCGATACCGGAATGGCTGGCTTGTCACATAGCGCCACGCACTCATTGCGGCCAACCCTCGCCAACGTTGATGGCGCGCAGCGCGGCCAGGTCATTGCCGGCAGCTTCCAGCTGATCTTCCAGCGCCTGCCGGTGGCCAATGATTGCGCCGGAAGCGGCAGCGTAGGCATGTGCTTTGGCCAGCACACGCTCGGCCAGTACATCGAGCGGCACGCCTCGGGCGGCAGCAACGGCAGACAGCAGCGGCGTGGCCGCGTCCGGGCCTTTCCGCAGCGTCTCGGCTTCTGCCACCTGCGTCGGCCAGCTCTTAACCTCGCCATCCGGGTATGCCTGTGCCAGCTCTTTCAGCTTGGCGTCGCAGGCCGCGTTGACTGCGGCCAGCATGCTCTGCCGATGGATGACAATGCGCTCCGCAACGATTTCTGGATCAATCTCCCGCACCTCGTAACGGCGCATCCAGACGCCGCCAGCCTTCCCCGGCTGCACTTCGACGTGGTAGTGCGTGATCGCGTCGTATGCCGGCGTCGGGCCTTTTGCGTGTTGATGTACATGTTTCCCCCTATGCGATGGCCAAGAAGATGTACTGGCCGCCGCTCACGTTGATGTTGGTGGCACTGTTTTGATTAACGATGAAGCCAGACGCATCAGGGTCAACGCTGTCATCGGTGGTCACTTCCGCAGCCGTGCTGTTGAGGGATAGGTGCGGGTCGCTGGCTGAAACGATGCCCCGCTCCGTGTCCCACACATACCAATCGCCAGATGCATCGGTGCGCTTGATGAGGACGAACCGTGCGCCCATGGCGAACCCGCAGTTTATCGTCTGGCTGCCGCCGTTGCCGGTGTAGCTGCCGACTTTGCTGATGCCGGGGCAGGATGCAAAGAGGTAGGCGACGTATTTGCCTCCGATAAGGTTTGTGGACTCCCAGCCACCACCAACAAAGCCCGGGCCAAAGTGTGTTGGCGTAAAGTACAAATCGTAACCAACTGTTTGCGTGGTGGCAGCGCTTGAGTTAAGTACAAAGCCGCCCGTTGCGTTGCTGGTCAACCATGAATTTGTTCCTAATCTAACTGCAATAGCCCAGTGGTTTTGGCTGTCTTTTCGCTTTGAAATTACTAACTCAGGCTGAGCCGATAGGTTATGTGCGAAGTTTGCGGCAAAACCTGCATCACCAGCATACGCGACCACATCGAAGAAGCCAGGCGCACGACGGAATGACCACCAGTGTTTTCCTGCATGTCCGCCAGATATAACCATAGAAAAATTGGCCGAAAGTGTTGACTGGTAGTTTGTCGATTTTGCCTCCGCTGCAGTCGTGTTTGCGACCAAGTATGGATAGTTAATGGTCGCTGTAGGCATTTCAATGAAGCCGCCGCGCAACCTATCAATAACAAATGTTTCAGATTGCGTGATTTTGCTTAATCTGCCAATGGCGAGGTCAACTGGATATGTTTTCTGTGCGCCAATCCCTGAATATATATAGGTGTAATCTGTTTGGGTAAAATATACATCCCGCCCGCTTGCCGGCGGCTTATTCGGCCTGCGGATTGTCATGTAAATATAAGATGTTGATACTGCAAGTCCAGTCGCATTGAATCCTGTGGCGGTAGGGTCTAGCGTATTGGCGGCTGTCTCGGAATTCGATAAGTTCGGGTATAGCCGCGCGTCGGCACCGTCAACAGGCATGCCGCGCATCGAGTCCGCAATTACCCAGTTGCCGGCAGAGCTAACAGGTTTTAGTAAAACGAACTGTGGCTCCCATCCGAGCGAGATTGTTGCATTGCCGCCTGTATCAGTCGTAAACGAGCCGCACTGAATAATCCCATCAGCGCTCGGGTCATGGGCGAAGAGGTAGGCGACGTATGTGGCTCCGCTAACAGAGAGACTCGTTCCGACATAAAAAGTAGAGCTGCCAATCGTTCCACCAAATGCAGTAGCAAGCGTTGTGGTTTCAGCTGTCGTATTGAGGTATAAGACCTTATCTTCTCCGTAGGTTGGAGACGCTCCAAATTTAGTGTGCCAAACAAACCAGTCGGATGCCGCATCTGTCCGTTTGACAATTACCATTCCCGGCTGTGCACCCAAACTGTGCGACAAAGTCCTTGAACTTCCATTTCCCGTATAAGTCACCACATCAAAAAACTTTGGCGCTTTGCGGAATGTCCATGAGGTGTAGGTTTGGCTAGTTGTGCCATTGATGTTCCCGTTGTTTCCAAGGCTAAAACCATTGCTTAAAAAATTCTGATAGCCAGCATAACCCCCCGTATTTTGTGCAGTCGTATCGCTAGAGGTCAACGGGTTTCCGGCACCACGAACGGTGTCAAATAGTAAATGCGGAGATGTTCCTCCGCGCTCTTTTATCCACACCAACCCACCCTTACCCGCCAGATCAATCCCGTTGTTGATCGTCTGCGTAGAGCCATTGCCGGCGTGCAGGTAGGTGCTGAAAACGTCATCGACGTAAAGCTTTTCCTGGCTGGCGCCGCCAGCAGCCATCAGAATGTCACGCGCTGTCATTTGCTGTCCTTGGACAAGAGCATGGCACGCCACGTTGTGCCACCGTCACGGGTGTAGAAGCCCAGCACGTCGATACCAGACGCGGTGAGCGCAGGGGCCGCGCCGCCTGCCCATTTCGTTCCGGTCGGCCATGTGATGGCCCCGGCGCCGCCGTTGGTCAGCTCCATGATGAAGGACACCACATCGCCGGATGCTGGTACGTTGGACACGGTGAACGTGGTGGCGCCGCTGATGGTCTTGCTGAAGAAGTTGCCCTGGGCCAGATCGATGGCGTTCGCGGCCATGGCTACGTGCTTCTCCGCCACGCTGCTGAACACCTTGCGCCCGGTGACGGACTGGGCGCTGTCCTTGTCCATGAGGTTGGACATAGCCCCGGCAGTGATCCGCAGCTCAACAGGAGCATTGGCGCCCCATGCGCGGGCCGTGGTGCCTTCCTGCGCACGCACGACGGTCAACGTGTCGGATGCCCGGCCAGTGACTTTGACGATTTCGTGGTTTGCCTCCTGCGTGCCGCTCATTTCGTAGAGCGTCAGTAGGAAGTAGTCGCCGCCAGAAATGGCCGGGAATCGGGCGCCATGCCCGGCAGTGAGCACCATGGTGGTTGCCGACGCAGTAACGGCAGATGCCAGCGTGCCGCTGGCGTTGTTCGTGAATAGTTGCGGCATGCTTACTCCTCGATCACCCGGATTCTGAACTCAGCCTCTTTGATCCGGCCGGCTGCCGTGCTGATGGTCAGCGTGATCTGCGACTGCTCGCCGTCGGCACCGCCAGATACCCAGGTCGTTACGTTCTGGTCGTTGTGAATGCAGGCGTCGATTGCGACGTTAGCGTCGTTGTAGCGCACGGATGCAGATGCGGACGTGATGGTGTCGCCATCGAGCCAGTCACCACACTGCAGCACGTAGTCGAGCCGGTCGCCGGGCTGCTTGGTAAAGGTCTTGATCGCCATTACGCGCTTACCTCAAATGTTCTGTTTTGACGCGGCAGTACCCACCCTCTTGGCTGGCGCGCCATAGCCCATACACGGGATGCGTCAGGCTCCTTGCTGCCAAGCGCTAAAGCTTCTGCGTACAGGCCGGCACCGGCCTCTGCAAGTACATAGCCTCTGATCAGACGACTCACTGTCGCATTGGCTGCTATCGATGCTTCGCAAAGCATGCCGGAGGCCGCTTTGTTGATGGTGTATGAGAACGGGTACGCCAGAAGATCGGCTTTCGCAGCCATGGCGTTAGAGGTGGCGTGCATCTGCAAGGCGCTGGCGACGGCGTTGCACTGCAATACAACATCTGTGCTCGCCTCCCGTTGCACGCCGGCAATGACGTCGCAAGACATGGTTGCCGCTGCTGCCATGCTGGTTTCCGGCATGACATGCACGATGATCCCTGCGGCTAGCGATGCAGCAACGTGAATGGGAGCATCGCCAAACTTTGTGAGCGTACCTAACGTGCTTAGCAGGCCCACTGCCTGCATTTCGCATCCGACCGCCATATCAGTGGTTGGCAATGCGGTAAATGTCGCCGCGCCGCTTGCCTGAGCGTAAGCGCCTGCCGCGCGGATGGCTTCCACCTCTACGTCGGCCTCGCCTTGCATGCTGGATTTGACTGCAAAAACAAGGCTGGCTGCCGTTTCTACGCTGCACTCGGCTACCATCAGGCTATCTGTACGCTGGTTGTGCGTAGCGGCGGCGGCCATGGTGCAGCCTGCCTCAAACGTCACGCCATCAAACCGGCGAACTACAGGCTCTGAATCTGTGGTGGCCGTGGCAACCACGTATGCAAAGGCTTCTTGCTTCTTGTTGACGGTCGTTTCTATCCTGGCGGTCGCATCAGCCTGAATTGACGACTCAACACGACGATTCGCTACGCCAGACGCAGATAGTGTTGCAGATACATATGCGTCGCCGCTGGCCGACTGAACCTTGATGCCCGCTGCCTGCATTGCTGCAAAAGCGGAGATAGCCGATTCTGCCGACAGGCCAACAAACGCGCTAAGGCTGGCGGCGCAGGACATCAACGACTCAGCCTGCACATCGCGCAGGACGTAGGACAGCATGGTTGCAGTCGCTGGCATTTCCGCGCCGGCTGACGTTATTGTCCTGGCGGATGTGTATACCTCTGCGTAACCGTCAAGGCTGGCCGCAGCATAGAGGGTGGCCAGAGGCTGGGCCGAAACTGAGGCAAGTGCCGATAGCGCAGATGTACCGGTCTGGATACGTTGAGCGTCCGCACTGAAGGTGGTGATGACAGATGCTGATGTTTGCGGCAGCACTTGGCGTTGTGCTGCAGCTGTGACGCTCGCCGGGCACGACATGGAGACGTCAGCGGCCACGACGCGGGAAAGCGCCTGGCCGTTGAGTGCTGCTCCGTTAAGAAGTGACCGGTTCAGCAGCATGGGTCATTACGCCACAGTGATTTGCAGGGCGCCAATGGCAAACGAAAGCACGTCGCCGGGCTGCAAAGTTTTGCTTTGGGTCAGTGCGTTTTTGAACAGCAGGTTGCCGCCAGTCAGTGCAGAGTAGATGCCGACGTGGGTAACGGTAACCGGGCTGGCGCCGTTGTTGGCCGGAAAGGTCACTACCTTTGCGTTGGAGGTGACGCCGTTTGCTGCCGGAGTCCAGCCAGTGGAGATCAGGCCGCCTTGGGCTGCGTCTTGGCGAGCGTAGGCCGGCCATGCCGCAGTGGTTACTTCCGGGCCGGTGCCGGCGTCGGTGGGGTCGGCTGTGAACAGCGCAATGTAGATCGTGGACGGGACCGGCATGGCACTGCCACGCAACATGTGTTCAACAATGGCGTTTTCAGCGTAATCGGAGAAAGCGGACATGATTAATCCTTATGTCTGCGCTCCTGCGCTGATTCTGGCGCTATCGTGCGCCGGGGGAACTAGTGTTGGGGCTCACGACTGCATCGCCCTGCTGTTTGATACCAACTGCTGATGCGAACTTCTGATAATGCGATTCGGCTCGGGCAGCATTGCCGGCAAAATCCGCATCTTTCGTGTACGCCCGATAGAGAACAAAATCCAATATCGCGTTGGCGTAAATGTCATTTAGCGACAGCTGGCTTGACTCGGCAGTGGCGTCAACTGGCGCTGTAGAGTACGACACTTCCAGCTTGGCCCCCTGCGCTGCAGGCGGGTAGACATAGAAGTTTCGCGGGCTGCGGTCGTCAAACATGAAGTGCTTGATAGCCACATCTTGCCGGTGCTGGTGCCAGTCAGGCTGCTGAGCATCCAGAATGTTGCGACTGACAATGCGCACGGCCCTGCCATTGACGTTCCGAATCACATCCAGTAACTGAATGCCGGCTGGCGGCAACTCTTGCCGGGAGCCTGGCGCCAGCGTAAGCGTGGTATTGATGCTTGATGCAGCTGGGCGATGAACCACAATTTCACGCTGCGCATCATTTACCCAACCAAGAAGCTCCGGCCTTGTCCAGCGGATATTCGTCTCATCTTGCAAGATCAGGGTTGCGCGATTGATGATTTCGGATGCTTGCATTACAGAAAACTCCCGCGAGTGCGAATAGCTGCTCCGACTGACCCGCGCTGCAGCCGGCTCGACGCTTCTACGATTGCCTGCTCAAACTGCTCAGCCCTCAGCTGTGCAATGTCTGGCCGGAACCACGGCGTGCCAGACTGGGCCAGGAGGCGAGCAAGCGCGCCAGCTTGCACGGCAGCCAGGTGCCGTCTTAGCAAGTCCGGCAGCTCACTGGCATCGTACGTGGGGGCCAGTATGAAATCGCCAGCCGCGCGCATGCCGTAGTTGATGTGCAACGCATCATCCGTGAGCATGAAGCCCTGGCGGCCATCTGCGAATTGCGATGGTGTTACCGGGCGTGCTCGCCGGCCATCTACGAACACATTTTCAACGCCGACCGTGTAGAAGCCGTCGCCCTCTTCAAGGCCGATTTCACCGCGCAGGACCTTGCTAGAGAACGGCGCGCGCCAGCACTTGGTGCGCTCGCAGAAGACTGCCGCGGCTGCAGCGATTGCCCGGCCTGCAGCAACGTCACTGCAGCCGGCCGCCTCGATCAGCACGTCGCCGGCGATGCTATCGATGATCACTGATCATCACCGGGCTGCTGCGCACGGGGCTTGCGGCCACGGCGCGCCTGCTCTGCGGGCTGGCCATCCTGCAGCTGGGTGTCGGGCTCGGTATCGTCGCCATAGGCTTCGTAGCCTTCGGGCACCGCCAGCAACTGCTGGGCGTGCTGCTCGTCATCCACATCGGCAACATGGTCGCCGGCCGCATTCGGCTTGAAGTGGTAGGTGGTATCGCCCAGCTCAACCTTGCTGCCACCTTCACGTTTCAGTTTGCAAACAATCTTCATTGATAGCTCCAGTAGCGCCCCCGAAGGGGCGCCACGATTACTGCTTGATGAAAACGACCAGCTTTACCTTGCTGCCGGGAACCAGGGTGGCGGCGCCAGTTGCGACACGCAGACCGATGGCGCGCTCCTCCTCGGCCTTCGCGATGCGGAAGGCGCCGGCCTTGGTCAGGCGAGAGGTGCCGCCAGTGCGGCCAACCTGATCTGCAGCAAACAGCTCGCTGCCGCAGGTGCGGGCGTTATCCTTCTTGCCCACTTCGCCGGACACAAAGCCAACGTCCAGGGCAATGGTCGGGCTGGCGTTCGAATCCAGGTCATCGGAAACCAGGATTGCATCGCAGGGTACGCAGTAGGCCGGCAGACGCAGCATTTCCACCACGTCGCCTGCAGCCAGGCCGGCCGGAATGGTGAATTCGCTTTCCATGGCGACAACGACGCCGGAAGTCAGCGGGCCGGGGGTGGTGACGCTGCCGCGCGCCTCCAGGGTTTGATACAGAGCCATATCGTTTTTCCTTGTTAGTTCGGGTCAGCGGCGGCGGTATCGATGGCGATAGCCCCGAAGTCGCGGTCGCCGTAGCGGGTTTTCTTGAATGCCCACATCGCGCCACCGGCAACTTCCAGCTGATTGCCGTGATCCTTGGCTTCTTCGGACCAGTCCATGGAGTTGTAACCGTTGGCAGAGCCGGCAGCCTCGACGCCAGCCTGGGCACCCAGCAGCAGGGCGCGACCGGCTGCAACGTTCGCGCCAGCGCCGTAGTCGTTGAACACAACGCCAAACTCGTGGGAATGCAGCACCACGCCTTTGATCATGCCCAGCGAGCCCTTGAAGATCGGGTTGCTGCGGCCTTCAGAGGCGGCTGCGGCTTTCTGGATTTCCATCCAGCCAGCAGCGCCGGATTCCTGGCGCAGGTCATGCTCTTGGAAGGTGTTCATCAGCATGATCAGGCGCTTCTCGCCCTCGACCATCACCGGCTTCAGGTTGACGTTCTTGTCGTCACGCGCCATCAGCTTGCGGCTGCGAACTTCAGCGCGCTCGATCAGCGCGCGGCTCATCTTGTCGGATGCGGTCAGCGTCGCCTTGGATACGGCCGAGCCGGCGTACATGATGTGGTCTTGATCGGGTGGCAGGATCGGATTGCCAGCAAAGCCAGCAAAGTCGAGCGGCAGGATGTAGTCACCGTCGTTGACGCCGCGCGCACCAGACAGGTACACAAAGCGAATCTGCTCGCGCCACTCGCGGAAGTATTCTTGCAGCTGGGCCTTGCACAACACGCGCATATCGTGGATCGAGCGCTTGCGAGCCATGCGGCCACCGGTATTGAAGGCCTTGCGGTGCTGATCGATATAAATCTTGTCTTGCAGGAAGGTCAGGTTGTCGGCAGTACCTTCCAGCAGCTTGTCACCGTCAACGCCACGGCCTTTGGCGCGCATCAGCAGGTCGAACATCAGTTCGGCGCCGGCGTCCTTTTCCAGGTCGCGCTTCTTCTGGATGATGCTATTCGGATTGGTGGAGATGAACTTGTTGAAGTAGTCGTCGTTGTTAACCTGCGCTTCGAGCACGGTTGACCACTTCTTGACGGCCTGGGGCGAGTTAACCCCGATTTGCAGCCCTTTGGACATGGAGCGTTACCTCACGGTAGTGCGCTCCTGCGCTGGATATGAATTGTTGCCCGTCAATTTTGGGGCAGTTGCACGTGGCCATCAAGAGCGTTTTTTGATGGCTACATTGCGGGGGGCATCGACTGACAGCTTGGTGCGCGAGCCATCCTTGGTGCCAACGACAACTTGGGCTTTCTCGTCACCGTGGGCAAAGGTAAAACTGGCACCGGGCTGTGCAGTCACGGTAAACGTGGTGCTGCCATCATGGTTCTTGCGCAGCATGGTCATTTCCAGGCTGGCTCCGACCGTAATGGTTTCGCCCTTGGTCATTTCACTGTGCAGCATTGCATCTTTCCTTTCGATTAACCTTCGCGCAGCCAGGCTTCCAGCTGCGCGCTGTCCATTTTCGCCACGGCATTTACCAGCTGGTCGCCACGGGCGTTATTCAGTGCGGCAAAGCGGCTGCCTGCAGCGGCCATTTCGGCCTTGGGCATGCTGCCCAGGGTGGGCGGCAGCTGTACGGGCTTCTTGGCCGGTGCGGCGGGTGCCGGCTTCTTCTCGGCTGCGGGCGCGACGCCGGCCAGCTTCAGCACTTTCTGGTGCGCGATTTCCAGCACTTTCGCATCGCTCATGCCGGGGTTGGCCGCAGCAGTGGAGCGTAGCATTGCATCCAGGTCTGCCAGACGCTCTTGGTTCGGCTTACCGTCAGCGATGTAGAAATCCTTGTTGTGCACCGTCACGAAGTCGGTGCAGGTTTTCTGCCAGTTCTGCTGGTACTGCTCACGGCGCTGCTGGTACTGCTCGACTTCGCGCTGGTGAGACTCATGCTCGCGTTCAACCAAGCGGCGATCAGTCGCCAGCGCCTGCAGCTTCGCCTCGATAGCCAGTCGCTCATCCAGCACATCGGATTCCAGCTTGTCGCCATCCTCCACCGCCTTGATCAGCTCCTTCAGCTGGCCGGCCAGGTCGGCGTGCGAAGCCTGGATACCTGCCAGCTCGGTAGCAAAGTCACGCGCGGCCGGCGGCTCCGGCGGAAGTGATTGCTCCGATATCACTGATTGCATGTTATCAGTGTCGTTATTTACTGCGGAAGAGGCATCTTCGCCAGCGTCCTGCAGATCATCGGCGGCGGCCACGGCATCATCGGTGCCGGTGTCGGCGTCGTCATCGCTGTTGGCGTCGGCCAGCAACTCAGCTTCCATGCGTGCAATCAGCTCCGGCGGCGCCTCGCCGGACTCAATCAGGGCGATTTCGTCCAGGGTCAGCGCCTCGGCGCCGCTCGGGTTTTCGATTGCGGCCAGCGCCTCGGCGGCGGCAAGCTCATGCTGGTCGGGGGTCGCCTCGATTTCAGGCAGTTCGATTTCGTTGTCGGTGGTGCTCATGTGTCATTCCTTGATGGATTGCGCTCCTGCGCGGGTTCTGTCAGTCCAGAATCATCCAGTCATCGGCCAGCGCATCGCTGCCGCTCGGCGCCCAGGTGGCCACGTCGCCCTGTGCGGTTTTCAGTGCCATGTACGCGCGGTAGGGCACCAGCGCACCTTCACCGAAGAACTTTTTGGCCACACCGGTTTGCGCCGGGTAGCTGGCAGCCGGAACCAGGTAGGCAAACATACCCTTGCCGTTCCAGCCGGCGCGCGCCACGCGCTTGCCTTGCTTCATGGCCTCGATGGCCAGGCCAAACGGCATGCCGGAGGCTGGACGATAGGCGGCATCAGCCTGGGCCTTGGGTGACCAGCTGATATAGCCGGCGTGGCGCGAGTCATTCGGCTTGCCGCCGTCGGTGTACTCCACCAGGTAGCCTTCGTCGCTACCGTCTTCGTCGGCGGGCAGTTGCCAGCCGCGATACTGGTTGTACTCCAGGCGGTTCATGGGGGTGAGCAGCACGATCTTGGTACCGATGTGGCTTTGCGCTGTGGTCATTTGCCGGCCTCCTGCGAGTGGGCCGCTTTCTTCAGTTTCTTCAGTCTCCAGCACCAGACAGCAAGGGAGGCAAGGCACATCAGCAGATGGAGGCAGGCAAGATAGGTAGGTTCAATGCCAATCATTTTGTCAAGCAATCGCGTGGCAAAGCCGAGGTAAATCAAAGAGGCGATGAAGTCATAACCGATCGATTTTCTTTGCAGCTTCAACTTCAGGCAGCCCGCCTCATGTTTGCTAACGGCAAGCTCATGGCGTAGCTCCTCATTCAAGCTACGCTCGGCGGCCAGCAGATCAGCGGTGGCCGTGATTGTGGTGTGGTTCATGTCTTGCATCATTCCTTACAGTTGAGGTTGGCCGCCGGCCGGCATGGCCTGGGCGGGTTGCGGTGGTAAAGCGGCTGGGGGTGCAGGCGGCACCTGGTCGGCAAAACCTGCGCTGGCCAGCATTTCGTCGGCAGTCGGTGTGATGTGGCCGTTCTGCACGGCCACGGCGGCGGCCTGCACGGCGTCGCCCATGGTGGCCACGCGCTCGCGCACGGTCTTGGCCTCCAGGTTGGCCGTATTGGCGCGGCTCTGTGCGATCTGCTCTTTCAGCTGCTCCAGTTGCAGCTCTTGCTGGGCGGCCTGCATCTGCTGCTGGCGCTGGGCCTGCTGCTGCTGGGCCAGCTGCTCGGGCGTCTGCTCGGAATCCGGGTCCGGGATGCCCAGCTTGCCGCGCAGCAGCTTGGTGAATTCCTCCTTGTTCGGAATATCCATCAGGTCTACCAGCGTTGGCAGGAACAGCACGGCCACGTCCGGCGGCATACGCTGCAGGAACGCGCTCAGCTGCTCGGCCTGGGCCAGGCGGGTGCTTGCGGATTGCGGCGTGTCGGAAATGATGAAGTCGGCCTGGGTTGCGGCGAGTACCGACTCCGGCAGATTCGGGTCATTGACGCGCACGAAGTCCTCGCGCTGGCGAGCGTTGGTGATGCGAATCACCTTCTGTTCGCTCATGAAAAGCTCGACGTTGGACAGGATTTTCTGGCCCTGCCACTGGCGGGCATAGCGCAGGCAGTCGAAGATGCTGGCCGTTTGCAGCGCGCCCTGGTCCTGCCGGGCGGTGATTGCGGCGCCGGACACGGCATTGGTGGTGCGGCCCAGCTGCTCGTCGGTGACGCCGCTGGTGCTCTGGATCTGCTGCATGGTGAGGCGCATCAGCTCCAGGTGCGCCGGCGCCAGCTCGCGGTCTACGTTAAGATCAATCGCGTAGCCCTTGTTGTACTCAATGATGGCATCGGGTCGCGCTACCTCGTCGGCAAAGATGTCCAGATCATCTACCGCGCCCTTCTCAATCAGCGCCTTGTTGGTGGATAGGATGTACAGCGACTTACTGGCGCGCTTGTTCACGTCGTACTGCATGTCCCGCATGTCGCGCACCATGCCGTAAGGCAGGCCGGTTTCGTCGTCGCGGTAGCACCAGAGCTGGTACGGGGATGGGCCTTCCCACAGCAGACCGCCCTCGCTCATGATGGCAACGCGCATGCTCATGCGCATGCGCTGGATCAGCGCGCCATTGCCGGACTGCAGGGCGCTTACGTGCTCGGGATTGGTCTTGTCAAAGCGCTGGCGGTGGAAATCTCCGCCTCGGAACTCGCTGACGTGCTCCGGCACGCGGTACCAGGCTTCGATCAGCAGCACGCGGGTGCGGATCGCTGCGCCGTTGCTCACATCGCGCAGGCGACCGGAAAACAGGCTGCTGCTATCTTCCATCGCCTCCAGGATGGCGTCGCGGCCCGACTCGACCGTGTAGCCCGGGCGGACGGACAGAATTTTGCTGTACCGCTCCTCCGACAGCCCGAAGCCGTTCACCACCATGTCCACGTCGTAGTAGCCGTGGCGGAAAAGGTAGCGGCAGTCGCGGAGGTCGTACTGGCGGCTCTTGGAGTCGTGCAGCACTTCGCGCCAGCTGACGTGACGCGAATACAGCTCCTCGCCGTCATCGCCGTTCTGTACGCCGTCTTCCATCCAGCCCACGCCAACCTTGATCGCATCGCGGAAAGCCAGGCTCTGGTCAGCCAGTTGATCACCGGTTTGATCTGGTTGTAAACGATCGGCACCTGGCCGCGCTTTTCCATTTCGCGCGCGTCCTCGGCCGTCCACTGCTTGCCGTCGTAGAAAGCGGCATCGACTGCCATTTCCTGCCGGTTCACGTCCTGGGCCATCAGCTCTTGCTGATACAGCTGCAGCAGGCGGCCGTGCAGGTCTTCCATCTCCTGCGTGTCAAGGCGGTCTACGGGCAGCTCTACGCCTTCGCCAAGCTGTACCGTGCGGCCAATCAGCTGCTCAACCGGCGTCGGCACTAGCGCCATTTCCTTGCGGAAATCGAAGGTATCAAGCTGTTCCGTCATACTCGCACCTCTGTCTGGTGCACGGTTTCACCGTTGATCTTCAGCGTGATATCGCCGATGGCGGCCAGGCCGCGCGCGCCACCTTTCTGGATCAGGTCGTAGGTAGGTGTGTGGTGCAGTACATCGATGCACTTTTCAACCAGGTCGAGGATCTGCGACAGCCGGAATTCGTCGGGCTCCACGTCAACGGCGCGGGCCACCTCGATGCAGCGGAGTGCGCATACTCGCGGGTCCAGCGGCCTGTCGCCGGTGTAGAGCGCGCCCAGGCTGCCCGGCGTGGTGAAGTCGATCAGCTGCTCACGATTGACGGCAGCGGTCTTGGACTCAAGCGGGCGGCCTTGGCCGTGGGTGATGAAGAGGAAGGGGCGATTACCAACCCAGCCGAGCCAGCCGACAAACTGGCCGGCTGCCCCGATGGATTGTTCGCTGATGTTGACTTGCTTGGTACCGAAGCGCGAGGTGAGCATGGCTCTACCCTTTTAACTGCGCGCTCCTGCGCTTGGTTCATTGTCTTGATGGCCACTGCGATGGCCGTCATGTGAGTCGGTGGCCGCGTCATCCGCCTGAATTGCTCGTAGTACGCATCTTGCAAGTCAAGCTCCTTGCCTTGGAGCAGGCTAGATACGCAAATGTCCGTTGCCTCTGCAATCCGCCGCCAATGACGATGCGGAAATTGAAGCTGCATAAGCCCGCCGACACGGTAGGTAAAGATGGAAAACTTAGGCCTCATGCCTGCCACCTATCGCCGGCCCGGATAGTGCAGGCGGATAACGCGCGACACGCGGATGCCGAAAATACGGACGGTGCGAGTGATCTTGATCACGTCCCAATCGCCATCAGTGCGCTCATGGGATTCTTCAACGGTGTAGATCATGGTTTTCTCCTAATCGCAGTCGCTGCTGCTGGAAGATTGGTTACAGCACGACCCAGCCTTTCATCCACGGGACAACAACCATATTGATTCCGCTGAATTCCACGACATGGCCATTAACCAACAGGTCAATACGATCAAGTCTG